TACTATGTGTTGATTTACCTAAATCAAACTTGTCATAAGTCAATACATCATAATGGTCTTGGAAACCAAGTTTAATTGCAGTCCCAACATACCCTTGTCCTATTACTCCTATTTTGCCCATTTGCCCCTCGCTACCACTTGTGCCATAACTCCATAGTTTGACACATCTGAAAAACTATCAGTTACGGGTTCACCCTCAACTGAATTTTCTCCGTTTCTCAACAATAATGTTTTCATTCTTTCTATCTTGTCGTTCATTCTGAACCACAATCCTAACAACGATAATTTAATATCCTCTGGTGTTTTTAGAATTGTTCCGACTGCGATATTCTGTGGACCATAATCATATTGTTTTCTACAAAACAATTCATATTGTTCTGATTGTATTTTTAGAAACTCACCTGTCATTTCAGGATAAGTTCTCTCCATATATTTTACGACATCTTGTGTGTCCACCATTTCTTTTTGTGCTTCTGTCGGTTCTCTTTCAAAATCAAGAGCCGAATCTGGCAATCCCTTTGGTGTGTCTTTAATCATCATTTACTCCTATATAAACATTTGTATTGTTATTCTGTTATCCGACATTGGTGTCGTCATTGTTGTTGAGTGTTCTATATTTTCTGATAAATCACTAACTAATAACTTATTAAATTCTGGATACTCTAAAATATATTTATCTAATTCTTTATTGTGATGAATATTTGCACCACCCCAATTCTTTTCCCAATCACGATTTAAAAATAAAGTCATAGCCAACTTCCTATCTTTAAACTCATCATTATGAAATGGTATAAAACTACCAGCTGTCCATATATAAATCATACAAGACATATTATCTGGCATTGTCTTTATCAAACCATTTTTCATAAGAGACTTAACAATCTCATTTGAATATTCTGTTGGTGTGTCCGTGCACAACACAACTGAACTATCCAAAACTATTCCTCTTTCCCAACTATGATTGGTCCAAAAGTTTTTCTCTAATTTATCTTGTTGTAATAGATTATACGAATAATTTACGACATTGTCAAGTAATTTTTCATCAAATATATTATTATATACTTGCATTATTTAGTCCATATTTTTTTTAATAGTTTCTCATCTACACCATACTTTGATATAATAGAATATACAACATCTTTACCCATAATGTCAAGCGTTTTTTCAATATTTTCTGAACTATCTTCAAAATAATCACATAATATATCCATAGCCCACTTTTCAATCTTAGATTTCTTTTTAGATTTGGTATATCGTAAGTATGTATTTCCTCTTGGTAGTAGATTTGTATAGAATTGATAAACCGTCTTTGGTTTCAATTCCCAATATTGTTGTATTTCGTTTACAACTTCTATCCACTCGGCTTTCATTGATAAAAATCTATGCACCATATAATTGGACCAAGTTTTCTTGTCCGCATCTGTAATGTTGTCCCAATACAATTGGTTCTGAACATTAGTAATTTGTTTTATGTGGTCAAATAGTGTTTTTGTTTTCATTGTGAATAACCTTAGATATAAATAAATAGTTCATACGAACCTCAAAATGTAAATTATTTAAAAGCATCTCCCAATATCCAAGTGACTATTGAATATCTAACACCCTTTGTTATCGGTCTAACTCTATGTCCTAAAAATGCAGGAAATAATATTAATGAACCTTTTTTTCTTGTTCCGAAGTAGTTTTCATCACCCTCATCATTTGCGATACTAAATTCAAAATCTCCACCCTCATAATCTTGCTCATCACTTAGTTGAATTATCGCTGATATCTTTCTTACTGATGTTTCATTTTTACCAATGTCTAAATGCCAGTCATATTTGTCTGTATTTTCATATCTTAACAATACTATGTCCTCTAACTGATATGGTTTTTCTAATTGAAATTTAAAGTTAATTAAGTTTGACATCTCACAAGCCATAATAATATGTTTAGTCAATTTGAATCCGTCTGATAATACAACATCATTTTTTAATCTTACCTCTTGGACTTTGCGAACATTTTCATTTAATTCACTACCCTCATAAGTTCCTGCCACGCCTGACTTTTGTGGTTTTGACTCATCAAATTTTTGAATTAGTTCATCGCATTGTTCTGAAGTTAAAAAGTTTTCTCTATGTAAGACAAAATTAAATTTATTATTTTCTTTCATTTGAAAGGTTCTCCTGTAATTATCTCTCTCATAATGTATCTTTCTCCACTTGTTAATTCTGTAACCATATGACTGACAAAAGATGGAAACACCAACACATATCCTTTTTTGTATGGTGTTTTGAAAAACTCTCCGTCGTTTGTAAATGCCAGATGTAAATCACCACCCTCAAATTCACTTTTATCTGACAACTGAATTAAACAAGTTAATTTATTGATTGACTCCTTACCTTTATCATAATCTGCGTGCCAATCAAATTTGTCGTTGTTTTTATATCTTAATGCTTTTAAATCTTTGAGAGTATCTGACAACTGAAAGTTCCATACTTTATTATTTAACATCTTTACATATGGTTCTAATTTTTTATTTATCCAAGAATATTTTTCATCACCATACACATACAACTCCTCAAATGTTCTGGCATTTTTAACTTCATCTGATTTGTTATCTGAATTTACGATAACTGCATTCTCATAACCAGAAATCCAATTGGTCTCCTCTTTTAATTGTTTTATTAGTTCATCACATTGTTCATCAGATAAAAAAGGCGTATGTGTAAACCATTGAAAATTATCGTTCATTTGAAATGATTCCCTATAAAAAATTCTTGTAATACATATCGTGTCCCACTAATGACTGGCTTTACTCTATGTGATAAAAATGTTGGAAAAAATGTGATTGAACCCTTTTCCTTTGGGACTTCATACCAATTCATATCGTGGTCTTGTAGTGCAAATTGTAGTTCCCCACCCTCATATTCACTCGGGTCCGTCAACTGAACAATGGCAGTTAACTTTCTCAATGAACTACTACCTGAATTCATATCCGTATGCCAGGTGTAAAAATTTGTGTTTTTATATTTTATTAATTTTAGTTCATTATCACACTCTTGAATATCAAATTTAAATGACTTCATATTGATTAACTTCGCCATTGAAAATATCTTTTCTTGTAATGGTTTCCAATCTTTGTTTGGTTTATCAGGTCTTTGATTAGTGTATGGTTGTTCACATAAATACCACTCAGAAGTTTTTCTAAATTTTTCATTTACTCCCAAGTTTTGCTCATCATCTACACGAACTCCACCCTTTAACATAACTTCATTTTCACTAATATCTTTTATCAGTTCATCACATTTGTTATCTGATATAAAATTAGGAATCTGTATGTAAAACTTAAAGTCCTCGTTTTTAATTAATGTCATTTAAAAGTATTTCCTTGTATCCAAGTTAACATTGTGTATCTATCTTTATCATAAAATTGTGAAACTTTGTGTGCTGCAAAAGCTGGAAATATAACTATTCTTCCTTGTTGTGATTCTATTTTATCACCCCATATTTCAAGTTCTCCACCCCAATAGTCGTCATTTAAGAATACAACCGAAGTTAGTTTTGTGGTGGTATCAACTAATCTACCTGGTCCTGCTGCAAAGTCTGAGTGTAGAGTATTTTGTTCTTTGTAAACTCCTGCTTTGTAATACTTACCCTCTTGTAATTGAACACTATCTATATCAAATTTGAAATGTATATCATTTGATAATTTCATTATGTTCCAAACTTTATCTAAATAGATTTTCTCATTTAGTTTTACAACCTGTGCTCCACAAGTGTCTATTTGTTTGGATTCATCATCTATGATTTTGATGATGTCTTCACACTCATCTTTTGATAGAAAGTTATCTCTAACTAAATACCATTTAAAGTTATTGTTATGTATCAGACTCATCAGAAACTAAAACCTTATTTGCGAAATAATTTTTACCATTATCGGTGCTGTTTATATTGTAGGTAATCTGTTGTTTTTTATCCACCTCAATATTTACGAGTGTTAATTTATTCATTTCATCATTTAAAACCACATCACCTATTTGTAGTGGGGCTTTATATCCCTCATCAACCACATAAAATGGATGATTATCTGTGGTTTCAATTATTGTGTTGTTATCAAACTTGTATTTAACAATATTGTCGTGTAATATTTTTACCGTTTCTAATACCTTTGAATTTTGTAATTTGCCAGTATCTTCATTGTATGTCTTTATCATATCACCTGGTCTTACTTTACAAATTTTTTGATATGTTCCGTCTGATAATGTAATCATAGTGTCATAAGTAAAACAAAATCTACAAAATTTATTGTGAACCAAAATATTATTTGCAAAGTAATTGTGTGTGTCATTAACAACAAGATTGTAAGTTTTTTGTTCCTCTTGATATGTTTCTAATCTCATTACTTTTTGTTCCACTATACTTTTGTCTTGAGAAACTTGTAAACAAATATCACCAACTTCTAATTTTTCACAATCCATATCGTGAGTATTTTTGGTCCACTCTGGTCTTTTACTTGACCAACCTTTTCCTACTACATAATACGGGTGGTCAGCTACATTTTCATTAATGGTTCCGTCCTCAAAATGAACCTTAACAAAGTTATGATTCATTGGTGTTTTAGTTTCTAAAACTAACTTTTTAATGACCGACTGACTATCAAAGTCATAAGTAGATACGACATCTCCGACCTCAACATCTTCAATATTTTTTACCGAGTCATCACCCATTAAAACTTTAGTCCCTGCTACAAAGCAACATTTAGGTGGCAGATTGTGAACTAATATATTAGACGAAAAGTATGTATCAATATCCTCAACATCTAATGAATACCAAGATATGTCCTCTTGAACTTCTGTTTTTGATGTGATTTCTAATTCATTTCCGTCTGTATCTAAAAAGTAATCACCAACTGCTATCTGATAAGGATTTCTCCAACCCCAAGTTCCACTTTGTTTTACAAAGTAATATGCGTCTGATGATTTAGATTGTAATGGTATCTTGATACTTCCATTTAATAAATAATAACCATAAAATGTATACGCGACATCTGTAAATGTTCTAACTACGATTGAACCTGAATCATAAGAACCACTTAAATCTGTTGTGGTGTATGAAACATAATCCATAGTTTCATCTGGCATACCTAATGGTTGATATGATTTAACAACATCACCAACTTCTATGTCTTGAACTTGTTTTGTTGAGCCGTCAAACATATTAATTAAACTACCACTTGCTGCAGTTTTTCCCTGAATCGGTTTAAGTTTCCACTCATCACCTCGTTCATCTAAATTCCACTTCGCCATAGAAGTTTTGTGTCCTACCTCTTGGTTATTATTACCTAAATATATTATATCGTTAGGTGTTAACATATGTGTTATTTTACCAACATCTAAATATGGTTTTCCTTCTTCATAACTACCACTTTGTATTATATATTGTTCCACCAATGAACCACTATCTATTTCATTTTGATAACTTGAACTATTTGGGTGATAAGAATAAAAACTTAATCCGTTAACAAATAAACCAGCGTCAACATCTGCTTTCTTTGACACAAAATCTGGAAAGTTTAAATTATCAGTATATGATGCTGTGTTAAATAAAGGTATTAAAGATGAACTAACCGGCGAAGAACTTAGAATTGTTCTAAATGTATTTTTGTTGGCTGAACCACTCGTCATATCATTTAGTGAGTCATCACTATACCAAGGTGTTTGCAGCCATAAATGGAACTTGTCTAAGTGGTCTGTGTTTCCTCTTTGTGAAAAATATGTTACTGAAGTGTTTTCATTATACTCAAAATTTACTGAAATATTATGTCTTGCAAAACTCTCACTTATTAATGGAACGTGAGCTGAAGGTGGGTTTGTCCCTAAATCTTGATGATTTGGCATACCATAAACATAACAAGTATCACAACTTTGTGAAGCCACATAGTTTGATATTTTATCATAAACATCTTCTTTTAGTCTGATTCTGGAACCTGCGAAGAAAACATTTGTGTTGTGTTCCACGAAGTAAATATCATTTGAACCTGTTTCTACTATATAATCTAAGCCAGATATCACACCAACATTTGTATTGGTTGGCCAACCTGTGCTTGCCGTTACATAATTATAATATTGTATTGATTTATCTCTTACTGACATAGTTTTTTTCCTATATATAAATATAAATTAGACAAACTTTATCCAATCTCTACAAACTTTGATAGAAAAATCTTTATTTGTTTGTATTCCGGCGTGACCACTCCCAACTAAATCGTTGTCTACTTGTAAATCTAAGTAGTCTTGTAAT